CTGCTCCGTAGAGGAGTGCATATATGAATGTCTTCGCCTGATCTCTTGATTGAAGTCCCGCAATTTTTTGATTAGTGGAGTGTATGTCTCCGTTAATGATTTCATTTATATAGTTTTCATCCTTCATATAATGTGCAAGCATTCGTAGTTCAAGCTGACTCGCATCAATACCAACTAGCTTACGACCAGGCGGTACTATCCAACACTCTCTACATTCCTTACCATAGGGCGATGCCGTACTAGGTACTTGTGCCATGTTGGGCTGCTGGTGTGTCATGCGTCCGGTGATAGTCCCATTAGATATCACAGATCCATGTACTCTGCCATCATCCTGAACATATTCTAGCCATCCCTTCTTGCCTCCTATCTGCGCCACTCTCTTCTGTAGAAGCATGTACTCTGCGATAAGACCTGCAACGGGTATCTCTTTAATCCCTAGCAGAACTTGCTCATCAACAGTTGGTCTGCCATTAGGGGTAAAATTATCTGGCTTCCACCCGAGCTCCTGTAGTCTCTCACTTATCTGTGGTCTTGAACTAAGATTAAACTCGGCAATCATATACCTGCTGATAGGTCTATGTGTGAAGGTGGACAGTTCCTGGTATTCCTCATCAGTCAACCTTACTCCCTTATCCTCCAGAGTTTTCGCAGTCTTGGCAAGTGCTCCCGTCTTAGTAAATTGTGCATACAGTTTTACTTCTGTAACTCTAGGTTTGAAGATGGTTTGGACCTCTCTCTTAATGTTCTCCATCTTCTCTTCGAGTCTTGCTTTAAGTATCTCTGCACTAATGTGGTCAAAGAGAAAGCCGTGGTTCCTCTGCTCATAGAGTATCCTTGATACCCCATTCTCTAGAGCGACAGACTCTTTAGAGAATCCTTTCCCTTCCTTCCTAAGTTCATGATAAACTTTCTCATTAAGTTCGACATCCCCTATACAGTACTCAAGCATCTCTCCTGAGTAGCGGTCAAACGTTTCAAAGCTTATCTTAGCCATACCAACTCTAGAACCCCAAGCAGCGAGGGAGTGTCCTCCATCACGGGTAGGGTTAAATAGTCTTGATAGAGCATGAGTATCTACAATACTGACCCCCTCTCTACCAAGCTTGACATTCATAAGCTCTTCAATAACAGGTATATCAAAGCCTATTATGTTGTGTCCCACAAGGTAGTCTGCCCTCTGAAGGAATGCGATCCCTTCTTCTATTGACTCCGGTCCGAAGGTGTAGATATGTTTAGTATCTATATCCTTTGCCACAATACACCATATCTTTTCGACATTCGGAGGGAGGTCATTTGTCTCGATGTCAAAGACTAGTCTAGTCATTTCAATTGAACTCCAGTGGAACGTCCTCTTCTAAGAGGGAGTGTGAAAGGTCTCCAGTTTCAATCTCACTTAGTCTACCTGTCTCTCTATCATAGAGTAACGAGGTAGCTAGGCCAACATCTCCAGTGTATCTAGACTTCAGAACTCTGACCTTGGTTGTGTTAGCCTCATCCATATCTTCAGACTGTTGGTTTCTTTCTAAGGAAATCACGCAATCCGATAGCTGTGCTATGCTTTGAGATCCTCTGAGATGGCTCAGGCTTGTCTCTATGCCATTCTCATGGCCCTTATTACCATCCACCCTACGAAGATGTGACACTAGTATCAGGCCCACACCTGTCTCTTCTACAAGGCATCTGAAGCGGGTCATGATGTTATCTATGGCACGTCTCTCATCCCCTTCTGCGAGTGAAGAGACTATCATATGGAGGTGGTCTACAACTACCCACTTGCAGTTGCAGCCAACAATCATAAATCTTAGCTTCGAGAATATCTCATCTATATCATTAGTTCCAAAGTGAGCATGAATCCATACCCTATCCTTGTTATCTTCGGTGTATAGAATATCAAAGTATCTATCCCACTCTTCCTCCGAGAATGTTTCTCTTATCTGATCTATGTAAAGCTTTGCGTTAGCTTCAATAGACATGATACCATCAAAGGTTCTCTCCCTGCTCTCTTCTAGAGATATAATTCCAACGTTATCTTCTGTTGTTTTTATAATCCAGTGTTCGAGCTCTCGTGTTACTGAGGATTTACCAAGTCCTGTCCCTCCAGTGAGGGTCATGAGTTCTCCTTGTCTTAGTCCGTATAGTTTTCTATTAAGACCTTCCCAAGGATAAGGTATACAATCCTTTTTCTCACGCTTCTTGAACATCTCCCTATTGTCGGACACATTGATAACACCGGAAGGTGTATATACTTTAGCATCCCAAAAGGCCCTTGTGAATTTCTCTCGCTGGTTCTTGCGGAGCATTTCGTTAGGGTCTTTGAATCCCTCTGGAAGAGTAAGAATCCTAGCAGAACCAGGTCTTAGGAGCCTCGCTACTTTTCTAGCTGCCTCCCTACCTGGCTTATCATTGTCAAAGGCAATCACAACAGTATCAAAGCTCTCCAGAAATTCCAGAGATTCTTTAACATCATTGGTTGCCCCTGCTGCTCCGCTCTTAATGGATACAACGGGCCACTTACTGCCTAGCAGTTCGTAAGCAGCCATTGCATCGCACTCTCCCTCTGTGAGGGTTATGTACTTGCCCTTCTTAGGGGCAATCTGTTCACCAAATAGACCATTGTTCGAGGCGTAACCCTTCCATGTGAAATGCTTATCACTCACGTACCTCACCTTAACAGCGGTTACTTCGTTGGCTGTAAAGTATGGGTAGAAGTGTTGGGTTGGGTAGCCCTTAGAATCAACGGCTATCTTGACACTATACCTCTTGGCAGTTGCTTCAGATATGCCCCTATCTAGTAGGGGTCCATATATTCCTGCCATTTGGGAGTTGTCTGGTGGTCTGGTTTTATTTCGAGTATCCGTTCTAACATTTTCTGCTGTTTTTATCAAGTCTTCAATCTCTCCTTTGTAATCCTTTCGGATATCTTTGGTATATTCCTTACAGCTAAAGCAGTAAGATGACCAATCCTCGTCTATTGAAAAGCATCCACGATGCTCACAATAGGGGCAGGACAGATGTGTGTACTTCAGATTGTTATCACTAATCGTCTTCCTCCTGTGCTTCTTTGGTTTCTATGATGGCCTCTTCTTTCAGAGCGTTCTGTATCAAGGTATTAAATTGTACACCTGCTGCCTGAAGAACAGACAACCTCTTGTTTAATCCTTGAACCTCGGCATTTACTTCTACGAGGAGCGCGAATGCTTGCTGCGCCTCTACCTCTAATGCTCGAACATCATATGTGGCCTCTTCAGTTCCATAGACCCAGGATGGCGCTTCCTCTTGGGCCACTGCCTCTTCCTTATCTGCCATATTAAAACTCCAACGCTGTTGCTGATCCGTTACTTGTCTCACCATACTCTATAAGGTTAATAACCTGTACTGCTACTGGTTCGGCACGTAACACCATATTGCCTGACCCTCTCATGGGGTACTCTCTGTGTGACCACTGAACCTTAACTCTACTACCATTACCCAATGCAACATCAATGTCTTCATTGTCGCTATTAACTAGGCGTGGTGATGGGTTAGGGGTGCCGTCCTTTGAGTGGGCAAACTTCTGAAAGACTACCACTGCATCAGGTGAGAAATCTTTCGTCCCTGCTGCATGACAGCCATAGTAGCCAGCATCGCTAAAGAGTTGGAAGACTTCATCTGAGACAGCCAGATTCAGTTCAAATTTCTGTGGTTCAAATCGAGTATTGGGTACAAGGATGTGCGCCCAATAAGCAGTACCTTCCACAACAGAAGGTATACCATTAATTTCTCTCATACTTACTTATCTCCGTTAGATTATCTTTAAAACACTGCAACATTATACCATGAATGTTACTTAACATCCAGCTTTAATTTCAATTCACACCCATTAACTTCATCAATGAGTGTCCAATTGAGAGCACGGGTATAGCGTTCAACTGCTCTGTGTAGATCCTTTGGGCCATTACCAACCACAATTATATCGTAGGTGGTCCCGTCAGAGGCCACACCAAAAGTAGCAGTGAATGCGTAGGTTCCAGTTCTGGATGTCCTTTCCATTGCCTTGGTCAAGATTCGCTGTGCTACGTCAGCGTTGTCAGGATTCTTTGGGCATGGTACATCCACTTCTATTGGTGCGACGAAGGGCGGCGGCGGCGGGGGAGGTGGTACAGGAAATGTAGACACCACCCTCTCCCCCGTAAACTCTTCTATAGGTGTAGGTCCAGGGCTTATAACTGGTGCGGCTTCGAGCTCTTCTCTAACATCGTTAAGCTCGGTGCTCAGTTCATCAACTAGCCCAGACAAATCCTCTATCTCTGCATGAAGCTTCAACACCTCTTCAAACTCTCTCTCTACTTGTATAGAAAGGCGGGCGCTTAGGGTCTCATACATACTATTAACCCGCTCACTAAGTTCTAGAATTAGTTCCTCATTGCCAGCACTTGCACTACCGACATCATCTTCGAGGGTCCGTACATCTTGGCTCAGTCCTTCCTGTACTATCCTCTGAACCTTTGAAAGTTCAGCCACATTATCCTGTAAGGAAGTAATGTTTGATTCCTGTTCCCTTAACTTGTCAGCTTGTAAGCCTGACCAGATTAGGAAACCATATATAGCACACACTACTACAATTAGAGTGGCACTAACTCCTACCGTTCTTAGATTCATAGGCAATCTCCTCCATGAATGGATCATATACATCTGTTAGAAAATCTAGGTCAATGCCCTCCCCAACTTCCACAATGACATGGTTCTTGGTAGTTTTTAAAACCTGCACAGTCATCTTAGCTTTGTACATTTTGGAGGCGTACTTTGAATCTTTAAATCTTGTCCAATCTTCTAAGTCAAAGCCGTAGATAGTTGTCATAATTCAGCTAAGTGTTCTATGAAGTTAGGTATCTGCTTATAAATATCTTCGTCTTCTCGTGGCAACAAACGATCATTGCCACTTTCACGACAGAATTCTATAAATCTATCGATTAACTTATTCTTCGATGGACATCTTACTCCCATGCCTAACACAAATGCTCTTGTGTACGCATCTTCTACTATCTCATAAGCAGCTTGTTCTCTTAATGAATGAATATCTGGTAGTGACATTCCGCTCTCCGTGTTTACACTATGTAGTTAAGGGTATCACAAATCAAAGCTATTGTCAAGTCCCGCGAAGAACTCTTCAACTGTGTCCTCTGTCATGCGGCCCAACCCAAAGAGTTGTTCCTGTAGAAGACTGTTACGTTCCAGAGTGTCAAGCTCTTCGAGTTCATCTTCTACTTCATACAGATTACCTGTCCAATAGGCTGACTCTAAGTCATACCCCGCCTGGGTCTCTCGATCTTTCATTCTTTCTTTACCTCCTTCCAAAGCCCAGTGAATAAACAAGACCCACTGTAGCCATCATCTGTTTCATATACAAACTGTGCTGATAGGAGTTGCACCACAGTACCCTCTTTAACAATGTCTAAGTTAGAGATTGTGTGCTGTATCCTATCCCCAACTTTAGGTTGCTTTACTTTAGCCATAGGTCTCTATATCTCCAAAATAAAGTGTCCATCATCTAATCTATCATCCCCATAAAAGATGACAGCCCTATGTAAAGGATAGATTTCACTTTCCTTCCACACAGGATGCTGCTGGTCAGAACAGTTGATGGACACAGATTGGTTTTGCTGTTCCTTGGTTAGAGTATTGATAATCTGTACCAATTCTTTATATGTCATATATCTCTCCTATCTCTACGAATAATATATACTCATTCAAGTTCATCAAGCTTATCAATGACATACTGTTCTGCATCAGAAGGACTCCCATCTTCTTTTTCCTCCTCAGATAGTCCTTCTTCTATAGCATCTTCATATAAGCTTTCTTCTAGTGCTTCTTGGTAGTGGTTACTCAAAATGGTATCTCCTTATCAAATTCTATGGGATCAAAGATTATATCACATGTCTCACAGTAATATAACTCTTGGATATATAAGAACCCATCCATATACTCTGGTTCTTGGTGTGTTAATTCCTTCTCACAATCAGGGCAAGGTGCCTCTTTCATGCTCTCTCCTGTGTTAAATATTCGAGGTGAACAAGGGACACATGGTCTCCATCTCTCCACCTTTCAGGCTGCTTCTTAGCTATTAAACTGCACCATGTGTTCCAGAGCCAGCGACACCTACGCTCCGCACATGCATCCACGTAAGCTTCAACTTTCTTTTGTTTGGTTTTATCCATCGCTAACTTATTGAAATCTAACACCTTTTCAGAGATGTTTAACCGCCTCAGATTATGTACGTCTATGCAACCTACACAACCTGCGAAAAGTTGGCAGCAGAACCCAGCTTTTGCAAGCCCAAGTCCAGGCACTTGCAGGAACACATTCATAAGGGCAATGGATCTCTTTTTACCTGAGAATTCCAAGCACTCAAGAGCTTCGTAGTATAGTTGCTCACCATTTACAGTCAGCCAAAGCAGTGCCTTTCTTTTATTTCCCCAAACAAATCGAGAGCCTGACCCCTTATCTTTATAGTCATACATCTGCGTACCAACAGAATGCCAGGGCTGCTGGATAGATAGTACTGCCATCATGATCATACGGACCATATTTCTCCAGCTTTTCTGAGCATACCTATTGATAAGCGGATTATGTTTATCAAATGAACTCATAGCATAATTCCTAAGTCTATCCCGCCTCGATCTGCAATGAACTTTTCAATGAGATCAATGGGAACATAGCCATAGAAGAGACCTTCTTCCCCATCTTCGTATGCACCCCAACCATCCGGCCCACTACCTAGCGCAATATGAACCTCCGCCGCAGTATAGGGACCAATGTTATTCCTTGGCGTTGAGTAGTGCATCTCACTTGCCTGAATAGAAAGTACAGTACCATCATGCAGTATGTACCTCTTGCTCAGTTCCTTCATCAGCTTTCTCCTCTATGTAGATCCGAAGGTGTGTTGATTTACTCAGGGGCTGACCAAACATATGATGTCTCCAGTTCTCACCTGGAGCTAACCCCTGACCCCTTACTCGTATCCTGTACCTGCCTCGGTTAAGGTAGTGCTTCATCATTCCTACTAAAGCCCAACCAAGAAAGGTATTAGGTATACTACTGAACATATACTTAGCCTTTGATTTCAATGGTGCTTTTTCTATCATGGCTTACCCGTATATAGTTCTTTCCACTCACTCGTAGCTTCTTGAAGGGTTCCATACGTGAGTATCTCCCTCGCATAATCATCACCCATCTCCCAACTTCCATGAGTATAAGGTGACTTAGCTGCAACAAACCATCGAGCGTACACATTATCTGCTTCCTTGTCAGGATGCTGATAAGTTTTTAATACTCTCCACTCGAAGTCAGAGTTCTCATGCCTGTAAATAGCATAAGGATCATCGACCTTTCTAGATTTTCCAAAGGGTGTTCTCATTAAGCTATCCTTTTAGTCTGAACTACAGGCCACCGAGAGAAATTAACTGAGGTCACAACAGTATTACCCTTGCGGCTAAAAATGTGCGACTTCATTTTCTTTTGGGAGTTGAGAAACCATAAGAAAAAACGTAGTCGTATGCGCCCTACATTTACACAGATACAATCAGCGCAGCGGTATACACGATACTCTGCACTCCTTTTCAGGACAGTTCTATAGATCATATTAGATCTCCATTATTGCGTTACCAATTACTTCTACTACCATAGGTACAACTGCGTTACCTAATCCTTTAATTCTGTCCACCCTATTGGGTATCCCATCAACCACTCTACCCATTCCGGGTTCAGCTTCCCAGTAGGCTGGTCTGGGTCTTTCGCTTCCGCACAAAGATAACTTCTGTCCACCATATGTATGTGGCTTTTGCTCCCCACTGGACCACAATCTTTGTACTCGCTCGCTCTCGGAGTCGGCCACATCTTTACTGCTGCTGATAATGGTAGCCCTCCCTGCTTGTACCGCTTGCTGCGTGACTGTGCTGAATCCTGAGTTGGGGTCGGCCATAAGTTCCAACTGCCTGGGTCTCGGTCCCTCATTGACGGGGCCATCTGATTCCCCTTCGCCGTTGGCGTGTGCAATAATCCAGACCCTATCTCTTTTGTGCGGGGCGTCGATACCGCAAGCTGGAATAATGAATGCCCTTGTTTGGTAGCCTTCTCTTTCCAGATCAGAAAGCACCGAGTCGAGTTCCATTTTGACGAAGCCAATAACGTTCTCTCCAATAACCCAAGTGGGCCTGACCTCCGAAATGACTCTAAGCATCTCAGGCCAGAGGTGACGGTCATCTTCTGTGCCTCTTCGCTTCCCCGCTTGAGAGAACGGCTGGCAAGGAAAACCCCCGCATATAACATCTGCCCGTCCTTTGTAGTCTTTGCCATTTAATCCCCTTATATCTGTATGGACTGTAACATCAGGCCAGTGCTTGGCTAATACCTTGCGGCAGAATGGATCTATTTCACAGAATCCAATAGTCTCCATACCTGCCCGCTTTAATCCAAGACTGAACCCACCTATACCACTGAACAGATCAAGAACCTGCACCGAATACCTCATCTTGGCATAACTGGCAGAGTCCTGACATAGTATACTCGCGCCTACTTAGATCATCTCGAAAACTACTTGCGTCTCTTGCACAACTGACACATAAGTCATTCGTTATGGCAGTAGTGCGACCGAACATATCCTCCAAGAAGCTCGAGAGCTTAGCAGACTTAACACTTGGTTCCATAGTTACTCCTTCTCGCTAAGAAAGTAATAGGCCTTACCTTCGTCACTCAGTAAGACCAGGTTAGATTGAGTTAGTTCCTCACCCGTACTTTGAGCTACAAAGTTTGGTCCCTTGTACGGATTATAACTTACTTTATCCCAACCTACATAACTTTCAATGGTTCCGGGCATCTTTGTCATGAGAAGATTTCCCCTGACAAATGCGTGTACATTCTTCTTGCGTTCTCGAAGCACACGCTCACGCCCCTTTTGATTAACTACAAATTTAGCTGCCGCAACTACACAACTGTCAAGATGCGCCACAACTTTTCCGTAGTCATCCCTTTCTCGTGACCTAATTGACCAACACTTCTTGTGGAGATTCCAATACACATCCACTTTAATGTCTGCCAAGCCACTATTATTGGCTACTAGCACGAGCCTCACGAGCCTCCTTATTTTTTATGAGAACACCAATGGCACAGTCTACACAGTAGGACTGCCCCCAGATTTTCTCGGGCTTATCCACCAGTTTATCATCACACTTGAAGCAACGAGATGAGTCTACTTCTGACTCGTCCCGTCTCCAATCCAGGTACTCCATTATATCTACCATGCTTAGTCATCCTCTCGGTAAAATACATCCACGCAATTCAGGATATGTACTGTACCAACAGTAACAGCAATAAACATAGAGACAAATATAATTATCTCTAACATTAGTCACCTTACGTGCGGTTTATTTAGACACTAGTGCGGCTTACCAGCTTCCCGCGTGACTCTACTTTTTCTGGCACATTAACCAATTGCTTTAACCTATCGGTGTTGTAGCTATCATATGGTTCTGTGGAGTCGGGTGCTGCATAATATTCAAGTCCCGCGCAGCCTTCTCCTTTTATGGGACTCAAGCTGTATATCTACTCAGCATAGTCGCGCACTATCTGACGTATGGTTGTACCCCCCTTCAAACCTGGACACTTATGAGGATAGTAATCCTCGCGCTCTATTCAAACTGAAAACAGGCAGCTTTCCGCTATTCAAGGTTTTACCCTACAATAGATACACATTGGAGGCGTTTGATAACCCTCTGTCGCTTATACCAATCCGCTTGAGGGTCAGTAGTAAGAGTCTACTGAGTTGGTGCCTTTTACAGATCGCACCAGCAAGGGCACTCCTAAGAATGCCCTAAGTGCTGCGAACTTTACGCGGCTTTCTGGGCGCTGTTAACAACAACATGCCCAACAGCGTCAAGAATTTTCTTGTCGCTTAAACCTTCCTTCTGAAGTTTCGCTACGAACCGTTGAACGTATTGACTGATGTCAAACTCTACTGGCTCTACCTCATGGTTCCAGTACGCTACCCCTTGCTCCGGGAGCTCAAGAACTCTGATAGATCGGTCAAGCTTGTAAGTCTGAGAATCAGTATCATATACGAACCCACAAAAATCCCGGACGAATCCGTCCAGGCGTTTGCGAGACATTCCACTAGGACGCGCAGCAAACTGCGTGATTGCTCCACGGATCAACGTGAACGAGTTCGAGTTTTTGTGTTCCGTTGCCTGACTAAAGGCAAACGTCAACATTTCAACGTAACCCGCTACCAACACGTTACCGCGTCTAGTCGCTAGTGAAATTGCTTTACTAAGATCTTCAATTGATTGAATCACTTTTCACAATCTCCTAAGTCTACAGTGTATGAGTACACAGAATTATGTACTCATTACTGCAAACTCAGAAGGAATAAGAAAAAGGGAACGCGTAAACGTTCCCAAATTCTTAAATGGCGTACACATATTACC